AAATATCATAGAAATAGTCGCCAGCATCTAAACTCGAAGTATCTGTATTATCAAACTCAATATAAGCGTCTCCGTCTACAAACGTACTTACTGCTTTAGTAATAACAGCTGGCGCATCTATAGTCGCTTTGACTTGTAAATACACAAACTCGCCGTCTATAAAATCTGTAGCAACTCCGTCTACTACCTTATCAATCTTTAATGTTCCAGACGTTCCTTTTGGTAATCTTACTTCATAAGAGTCGTCACTAATTGTTAAAGCCATATTCTTACCTCCTTTTTATTAAGCATTGTGTTCGTAAGCCAAAAAGCCATTCCAAAATGTTTTGTCATCAGCACTATCTATGGTTTTGTCGTTGTTGAAATTAGCTTTGACTTCTGCATAATCTCCCGCTACCATATATACTAAGGATGATACATTGGCTGGAAAATCACTAGTACCTGCTGCATTTGCTCTAAAATCTACTTTTAAAACAGCATTTACATAGAGTGATATTCCGTAACCTCGCTCATCGGCGGGTGCTAATGTAGTTATTTGAATGTTCATTTGATAGAATCCTGAGACTGGGGCAGTAAATCTCTTTGTGGTGGTGTTAAAATTTCCACCTATGTCATAAAATTCTTCGTCGTATGCGATTACATCTCCATTTGCTGTTGCTGTATTACTTGTCATCCCAATATTAAATAACGCCAACGCTGCTGGAGTATCTTTTTTTACTATCCACTGTGTTCCGTCATAATAAAATCTTAATTCTTGACTTTCTATTGAACTTCCTATTGTCTGTAATCCATCCTCTGAAAACACATTTTTATAAGTGCTTCCGTTGTCTATGCTGAGTCTTGCGTTTGCTGTATTATCTGTTGCACTTGGTAATGTGACTTTCACTGACGCACCCGTTACTAACGCTGCGTAATTTGATATATTAATATTAAAATCCCCATTACTTCCAGCACTAGCTAATGTGTAGATACTGTTGAGTTCAATCCCATTTTCAAGTTTATTCATATTTCCTGCATTCACAACTGTTCCCGTTACTGTTATAGTAGCACCACGAACTAAATCATAAATGCTCCCTGATATATTTGTTAAGGTATATCTTCCCGTATTGGTTGAAACTTCATCAACCCATGTTGTTTTATCGTACACCGTATATCATATCTCCTTCCGAACAACTGAAGTTTCCACAAGTCTTCAGTGCGTCGTTTTGTATATCTATTAAATCTAAGTTAATTTCCCACCTATTGGCATCTGTATACCCCCAATTAAATGGTGCTGTATAATTCAATATTACTGAGAAGCCTGTGGGATAACCACTATATTTTGCTAAATCATTCATGCCGTCTTCTATATGTTCCCACTCTGCTTCACTTGGTATCCATTCATTATCTCTTATTACCGAATATTTACTGTATGCAGTAATAGTGTCGTTAATATATGTAGCAATGTAGGTATTTAATTCGTCTATGTTTACTTCTATTCTATCAAGATCAGTATATTCATAATACGAATCTCGTGTAAACGTTTTACTTGTCATATTACTCATCCACACTTTCTAAAATAGTTTTACCTGTTAATCCACCGTTATATCTAAACTCTTGTTTGATTATTTTAGCTTTTTTGTAACCAAAATCAGTTTCAAGTTCAACTATATCCCCTGTTTCAAAAGCAGGATTTTGTTGCCAGTCTATTTCATATTGATATTTGTTATAATTATCAAATATCCATTGCGATATTTTTTCTCCTTGAGGTCGCGTATCTAATACTGATACCACCGCATCAAAATAAGCTGAACAATATCCTAGATTGCAATTAACTGTGACTCCATCAGATCCGTTGTTATTATATGAAGCTGTTTCATCGGAAAACCCTATTACACCACCAATTACTGGTCCTACTATACCTGGCAATAAAATACCAACAGCAGTAGTTGCAGAGTCAGGTGTAATATCCAATAGCGAGTTCCAAGCATATTCGGTATTATCATTCAAAGTACCATCAGTAATATTATAAGTTGCGCCATATCCTGATTGTGTTTTGTTTAGCCAAAATACAGTTCTTTCTGATAACAATACATTTAAATTATGAAAATTCACATCTGTTGGATCCCCTGTGGGTGCTGACCTCTTACCATTCAAAATTACTTTTGAAATATTGTTTTGTGTTATAATTTTGGGTTTTTTAATAATATTACTTAATAATATCTTTAAATTTGTTTCCTCTTCTTTTTTGTCTGAAAAGTACAGAAAGTTATCTCTATCAGCATATACAACTCCAAAATACATTATGAACATTTGTTGTAATAATTTTCTCAGTTTAATTTCCTTTAAATAAATATGAAAAAATACATTTCGATCTACACTATTTAATATACTACTTACTGAATATTCAGTAATACCTGCTTCTCCCATAACATTATCTATGGTATATTGAGGATTGTTGAACCAGGCATCATTTCCATGCACTAATTTAGAATCTAAAGTATCAATTATATTCCTAGCTGTAAACTCTATTGTCAAGTCAGACTTCTGTACATCCCATGTCTTTAAAAAGTATTCTCCCATTGTACAATATTCTAGCCCTGCGTCTGTTATTAACCCTATCCTACAGTTAATTGGAAATCCTGCTTTTAGTGAATCATATATACCATTGTCATTCAATGGATTAAATAGGTTATCTTCATTAATAACTTCTAATTGTAACTCATTTGCTGGAAAATCAATACCTGTCGCACTTATTTCTTCTAGCACATTAATATTAACAATGCCATCGTCGTTGTATACTTTAGCAAATCCAAAGTCAACTTCGACTATTCTCGCTCTTCGTTCTCCTGTTACCCATTTTTCTATTTCTATTGTGACAATGGTATAATCATCATCATCCACTGTAATTACCACGCTATTTTTATCATTATCTGTAACATTATACGTATTCAATAGCGTTGCACCATTATACATTTTGACTTCAAAGTCTGTTGCATATTGATTCTGTAAACTATCAAACAATACAGATATTGTCTTAGTAGAATCTGTGCTACTCAGTGTTAGTGTGACTAATGGATTAGTTGTCCACTCTCCTGCACTATCGCAAAGTGTATCACTCCACCATCCTATTTCATCTGATGCTGTTGGTGCTATATCGAAAGTCCCATCTAATTTAAAGTAAGTTGGTTCAAACGATGCAAACTTTTTATTATACCTAGCATCGTTAACAAGCTGTGTTACGTCTGATATTCCTTCTGTAGTGTTTGCAGTGGGCGTTACTGTTGATTTCATTGATGTATCGTATAATACCACTTCTGCTAACGCACTAACATATCTTTCTGACTCGAGAGCGGCTTTACTATATTCTCCACTTACTGCTATCATAATTCTATAAAGTTACAGCTAACATCAACATATGCTGTAATTTTATCTGTAGTCGAATCCTTTTTGAATGCTTGAGCAGTTATATCTCCTGCATACATGATAGTTGTTGTAAACCCTGTTCCAGTTGGATCATCAAATATACATGTGAAAGACGACAATAGTTTTATCGCCATTAATTGAGTATATTGTGCTCTCGTTAAATAATTCCAACTCATTTCTAACTTTTTCTTAACCGTAATAATATCCCTAATCAGACCACCATTAGCATTACGTTCTGAGTTTTCAATTTGAGTAGGATAAGGGTTATATTCGCTCGGTGTTGGTATTGAAGTTCCATTGACTGTAATTAATGCCATATTATCTCTCCTAACTTACTGTAACTACACTTGTTCCCATTCTTGAACTTTCGTTTTGATTATATTTGCTTAAACCTCTACTTAATAATACTCCATCAAGTATAATGTCTGGTACGTTTAATTCTTGTTGTCCATTTGATTGTGATTGTCCTAACTTTTGAAAGTTAGTATTGCTCATAATACGCCCAGGACTATCTGGCACAAATAACTCTGGTCCTCGTTCTCCTACAAGAGATATGTCCTTTTGTTTTGGACGCCCTCCGTTATAATAACCTTTATTTGTACCACCACCTAACGCACTAATTTGTGATGTCAAACTGTCTACTTGAACTTGCCATGTTTGTATCAAGTTTTTATACGCTGTACCGCCTGATAATTTTCCAAAAAATGATAACGCATTATAATTTGAAGTGGCTTTTTGTACCTGCGTTCTAGCGTCTGATAACTGTTTCCTATATAAAGATAACAGTTTTGCTTTTTCTGACACAGTAGTCGCATTTTTTGTTGCTATAGATTGGTCATTTGCTAGATTTGTTGAAGTACCTAACACTGCTTTAGTTACTTCATTACCTGACTTAATTGTCTTATATATACTTGCAATAGTTACTACAATAGTCCCTAGTGCTGCTATAGCTAATAAGACACCCAATATACCAAGTAATCCAGTACCCATCGCTGCTGCTGCTCCTGCTCCTCCCATAATTCCTAAGAAGCTTGCTAATTTTGATACCACGAACACTCCAGCGAGTGTTGTTCCTACCGCTATAATGACTTCTTTATTCTTCATAAACCAATCGTACAAGTTTTTAACTTTATCTACGACTCTTTGAACTTCTGTAGATACAGTGTCATCAAACTCAAACTCTGGTATTAAACCACTGCTCAATCCTCCGCCACTGCCTGTCTGTGAAATATTAACTATTTCATCAAAAGGTGCTAAGAACTTAGAAGTTTCTTTTAATCCTCCGTTAATTGAATCTATATATTTATCTGTCGCTCCTGCAAGTAAATTAACTCCAAAGAACGCCATCGCTAATTGATTAATGACATTTACAGCCTGTAGTCCAAACTGTACTAACTTTTCTAATAATGGAGCAAACGCTTGCCCTATACTAAAATATAAGAAGTCCATACTTGTTTTTAACTTTTCATTACTATTTAAGTAATTAGTTATACTTCTTGTAATAACGCTAAATATACTACCCACGCCCAAAAGAGCAATAGCATATCGCCCTAATTTCCGTGTTATACCTTTAAACGTTTTTCCTAATTTTGTAAATGACTTTTGTGATTGTTCACCTATTTGTTGTAATTGTGTTCTAATACGACTCAATGTACTCCCATTAGCGTCATTTAGTGCGGTTTCTACCTTATTTATTTCACTTGCTGTTGTATTTGAAGTTGTTATTAGATTTTGCATAGTACCATTAACATTTGCTATCTTCACTTGTAATTTTGCATAGGCTTCGGCGTTTCTCTCGCTGACCCCCCCATAACTCATTAGTGATTCTTGATCACGTAATTGTGTTAATTGTGTTTTATATGCTGCTATTTTCATATTAACAGCACTTAATTTACGAATTAACGTGTCTAATTGTCTATTACCACCAAAATCAACTGTCTTTTTAGTGTCAACACTTTTAATAGTTCTTTTAACTTTCTCTACTGCTTTTTGTAAAGGGTTCAAATCCGCTGTAAATACTACTTTGAGTTCATCTAATGTCATACCTTCACCACCTTTTTACTATCTTTTAACCATTCGGGTCTTTTAATCCCTACAGGTCTCTCTATTATTCCTGGAAATGCCTCGTATATTTTAGGCATAGTCTTAGGACTACTGAAAGCGAAGGCATTTAAGTTTGCCGAAGCATATACTAATGCAGCGTCTCTTCTATATTCTGCTTTAATTTGCTCGTTTTTACCTTCTAACATGTCAACAATCTCTCCATATGTTAAATCCCATAATTCTTGTGGTGAAAAACCAAAAGAAAAGGCAATTTTATAAACTTCTTTTACGATTTCGGAAACACTTGTTATTTTTCGTCTTGTTCCTGTACGATCTTCAGTGCTTCCTTCTTGATAAAACCCGACTCTGCCAATCCCTCCGCAAGTATCATTGCTATGTCTTCATGGCACATCCCATTTTCGATTAGTTCATCTCTAAGTTGATACACTTTTTCACGGTCAAACCCATTATTCATATCTTTTAATAGATAATGTAGTAAGATTACTTGACTTTCTATAGATGCGTCTATCGCTAATTCAATTATTGCTTTACCAGCTGATTTTTCGCATTCTACGGAAGTCTTTGAACTCATTCTTAATTTATATTCTTTATCTTTCACTTTTAAAATTGCAAACATTTAAAATTACCTTTCCTTTCCGTTATACGCTTGGTGGGAATGTTGTTGCTATTTCACTTGATACTGTTACTACCATTTGGAATGCAGTTATTTCATCTACTGCTCCAGCAGTATAAATTATTGATGGTTCTCCACTATATGATAATACTAATCCATTTGCATATGTTTCATAGAACCAAAGTATTTGGTCTAATCCAGCAGCAGTATATGCTACTTGAATGTTTGAATCAGCGTCTGGTGTATCCATATTAAAATCATAAGTGATTTGTTGAACATCTTGTAATCCTTTTACAGCTATTCTTTGTTCTGTTTCATCAAGAGTAGTTGCATCAACTGTTGCAGGTGTAGAACCTTTATCACTTGAAGCCTTAACCCCAGCAATAGCTACTTTTACTCCGCCATCAGTTGTTGAATATTCAAGTGTACTACCTTGAAATGTACTGTATGTTGCCATTATTGTTTCCTCCTTTTTTAATTTGCATAAATTATATCTTCCCAAACATTTGCTGTAAGGGTTATTCTATTTCTTTTTAAATCATTGTCTTCGATAGGCAATGGTAAAACATTAACGTTAAAATTATACGTCAGGAACTCTCTCCTGATTAGTTCTGTGTAACTTGCTAGTTTTCCTACTGTTTTTGCCCATATATCAATATCTACATTTACAGTATCTACTGTATAATTGCGATCGTCTTTCTCTAACTGACTTGTAGCGACAGTGTAACTAACAATGGCATCAATCCCTGTACTAAAAGTTATTGCGTCTCTTGGGAATGCTGAATATACTTCGATTCCTGTTATAGTGTCTAATCTTGTACCGATGAACGGTATCAGTTGACTTAAATCATTCATGTAGTCCTCACTCCTTTAATTGAACGCATTTCTTTTAAATAAGTTTCTCGGTGCTGTCTAGCCGCTGGCTCGAGATGTGGTCTTGGTATCATACCTTCGGTATACACATAGCGATCTAATCTCTCACTAAAGTATGTCCAACCTGTAGTAGTGTATACAGCTCCTAATTCAGTAGCTTTTGCGGTTGTATGTTGTTGACCTTTTGGTCCTGTTCCAAACTCTAAAAAGATTCCTAATGCTACATTAGACCATTCTTCGTTAGCAACTTTATATCTAGTTCCCACTTCTGTTGTAACAACATTGTTTTTAACACCACTCTCTAATACTTTAAGTGAGTTTTTATATAATGCTGTATCTGTGGGTGCTAACATTTTAGCAGTTCCTACCGTTTTCTCTCCAACTTTAAGTTGTTTTTCTTGGACTTTCTTAGCAAAGTTTATCATATACATGTTAAGTCTTGAACTAATTCTTTGTTGGCTCAATGTCTATTCTCCTATAATTTGACATTTCTAAAACGTTAATTACTTTATACACAGGATCATCTTTTTTATTCATTGATATACCATCAAAATTACTAATTGTTATCTTTTCATCGTATAAGTTAAATCTTAGTTTTTGAAACACATCTTCTCCGTATGCTTCTATAGAACCATCATCGATTATTGATTGTACTATTACATTTAATTCACGAGGTGTACCCCATGTATTAATCACATCAAAGTTGCTGTCTTTAGTTTTGGTAGCCTTTCGTAGATATATCGATTTAGTATATCTTCTTCTAGGTCTAGGCATCATCTTCACCTATAACATATATCTTGGCAAACATTGATAGTTCATCAGTTATAGTTTTAGGCATACCCTTGGCGAAAGCAGTCGATAGACCACCCTCGCTTCGAGATGTTTCGCCTTCTGTTCCAAGTCTATTAAAGATTACAACAGCAATATCAACCTGAGCACTCTCTAAACCAGTAGGTACTGCATCTATATTACATCTATTTAAGATATAGGTAGACGATTTGCTCAAAAGCAACGTTAATAACGAATCTTGTTGGGCATTAGTAATTCCTAACAGTGTTTTTAAGTCATCAAGCATTTATATCACTCTCTTTCTCTAATATTGTTTTTTATACACTTGGTACTGCTGCTCCAACTGATACTGTGATGCTATCAACTGTTGCTGTTTTTGCATTCGGGAATGAAAAAGTATCCCAGTAAGATCTATTTTGATATAAGAATCCATCACCTTTAGTGTGTCCTCCAGGTGCGAAGAAATATATACTTGCAATTTTAGGTACAGTAACTGTGTGTGATAATGTACAGAATAAATGGTTTATTACTTTTCCACCAACTGTTGCTTGGAATCCACCTTCTGCGTCATCATAAGTGAATGCAGTATAGAATCTATCAGCATCATATACTTCAATAAGTTTTACACCATCTAAGTATGTAACTCTAGTTTCTAATTTGTCTCCTTCACCACTCATTACTTTGTCAATTTCAATATTTCTAGTGAAGTCACTTGATTGTTCAAGTAAATCCATTTCAGCACTTGATAAATACCCTCTGATGTTTCTAGCTCCATATTTCCTTATAGGAAGTATGTCTCTTTTTAGTCTTGCTAGTATTGTACCTACTGCAGTATCAGTTTCAGTAGTTGTTACTGCTCCTGATGTACTTGCTACTGTTGAAAAGAAATAAGCGTCTGTTTCAGGATTTTGATTTTCAATCATGAATACATTAGTTACATTCTTTGCAGATGCAGTTAAATTACTTTCATCAACGTCTGCTTTGTCAACTAAGAACTCTATATCTCTATCATGTGATACAGTATAAGGTACATTAGTTTGAGTTATTTTCCCTGCATTCCATCCACCAGTTCTTACGTGGTCTTGGTATCCAGATGTTGAAAGTATTGTGAAGTTGAATGTTTCTGCAGTCAACCAATTTACATTTGATGTTATATGTTCAGCTGAAATAGTGTCTTGCATGATGAAATCAATTAATTCTCTTTTCCATTCTTGAGCATAGTTTATTACGTTTACGTATGTTGCCATAAAATGTGTTCCTCCTTTTTATTATTTATCTGAAGTTTCTTTTGAATGCTGGCGATGTATCCCCAGTCTTTGTATTGACTTCTGCGGCTTTAATTGAAGTTCCTTTAAGTCTATCGTTTACCTTACGTTCTACTTCTTCAGATAGTAGTGATGTAAAGTTATCGATGTTAACCTTAGTAGACTCAGCGTCTTTTCCTAGAACCATTTCCAGTGCTTTAGCACTAATGTCTTTCTCATCAAGTATCTTAATAGCATCTAGTTTCAAGTTACCTACTCTTACTTCAGTTTCACGAGCTTCAAGGTCTGTGATTCTCTTCTTTTCAAGTGCTTTGTCTTTTTCTGTTTGTGACAGCGTACTAAGTCTCATTTCTTCATCGTGTGTTTTCTTAATAGCCTCTCCATTTTTAATAACGGCACTATTAATTCGTCTGTCAAACTCAGATTGATATTCAGGATTTGCAAGAATATCATCGAAGGTTTTTGGTTTTTCTTCAGCCGTTTTAGTTTGTGCCCCAACTTCTGTACCTACTGTATCAGTGTTCATACTTTCAACAGTGTTACTAGTCGTTTCAGTTCCTACCCCAGTTCCAGTTTCCATTTTGTTTCTCCTTCTCGTAGATTAATGTCATTGCGGACTTATTGGTGGAATTGGTGGGAGTCGAACCCACGTTCATTAGCCTTTTTCTGACTATGTCTTACCCGTCAATCCCATGGTGCCGAGTGAGAGATTTGAACTCCCGACCTACTGATTACAAAACAGTTATTCTACCAACTGAACTAACTCGGCTTAGTTCATATTTTGTATTATTTTTTCTTATTACTCTTCTTTACAGGTTTACACTTACCTAGTCCTCTACCTGTCCTAGGTCCTTTTTCTCTTGGTCCTTTTCCATTTAATCTTGCCATTCTTCTCATCTCCTCCTATATGACTCCCTTACCACTCCCCTACTCAATATTTCACGATAGGGGAGGGATAGAAACCCTTATGTTATATGGTTATACACAAACTTTACTGTACAATCTATGTAAACCTTATGACAGGGGTGTCGTTTTACTTCACTGGTACTATGATACTCCTACAGTTCGGATGCATAGGTGGTACATTAAACCCTATCTTCAATCCATCAACTGTATATGATCGTTTCTTAGTCGCTGTTTCTCTATATTTAACTTTATTCTTTCCATGTACCTTGAACTTACTATCATGTAGATCAGTGCAAATATAAGATGTTCTATCATCTAGTGTGGCTATATATCTCACTTTTTTGAAGCCTAATACCTCAAACGAGACTATGTTTGCTTGATTAATAACTCTAGTTGTTTCTGTTCTGAGTAATCTAAGCGATTGATAAGTGCTTACATTTTTAATATCAGTTATTTCATGAGCCACTGTGCTTATGTTTTGCCCAGTGATGACTTTATTAATTGATTTATCTAATAATCGTGATATGTTTGCATTGTCCGACCAAATAGACTCCTTATATTGCCATTTCCCTCTACCCCATGGTGTGTTGATAAGTTTATTAAGTTCAACTTTAGTGAGTGGGAGGGCTAACGTTGGGTCATTAAACTTTCTGATGTATTCCTGTTGTATATTGAAGAAGGTATCATTTAACTCACTAAATTTCTTGTCTTGACCTAGTAAATTAAACTCTAACTTCTCATTAAAACTTAAATCATCATAACCTATTTCTTTTTTATATAGATCTAGTTCCTCATTACTACGATCTAAACGTGCTTTAATTTCTCCTAGAATGGGGGTTGTCGGGTCGGTGTTGATATCTGGTGATTTAACAGTCACAGCGTCTACATTTTCCCTCATACTTAATTTAAGACTCTTTGTTAAACTCTTCTCAATAATATCGATTTCCCTATCCGCACCTTCGAATATATTTACCTTATTAAGGTATTTGATATACTCTCGGTTATTCATAGGACCTGTTGCTTTCTTGAGCATATACGCCTTATAGTTGTTATCTTGCAGTCGTTTGATACGATTCAGTAGATCTAACCTTACTAAGAATGGTACTGATATTAGCAACCATATACCTATTGGCATAATCCCTAGTCGTTTATCTGCGTATGTTGTAGTTTCTTTAACAGCATTACTAATTCCTCTATTTGATAGTCTTACTAACTCATCAAATGGTAAATTATTGTGTATCTTCTCGCTTTGGTTTAGATTTGCCATCTTCTGCCTCCGTATTACCTACATTAGTGAATGATTCCGACATTTGGTCTTGTTTCTCTTTGTTCTCTGCTTTAATGCTATCTACTGCTTCCTTTGGATTCTCTATAAACGGTAACAACCCTAATAGATCCTCTTGTGGTGCGATGTTTGCTAATTGTGATACTATTGTAGCCAATTCTACCAAGTTGTTAGGTAGTCCACGTTTGAATTGTATTTGTATATTATATGGTTCTATTGTGTTGCTATCTCCTTTAACTACTCCAAGATTAGCATATAGTGATAATCTTTCACGTAAAGCTTTTTCAAAATACTTTTGTTTGTTCTTAGTATTCATTTCAAAAGGTAGTAACTTGAACTCTAGTGCTACACCACTTGAATTACCAGCAAAGTTCTCATCTGTCATATCTGGTGTCATACTAAACTTATGTATATCTTTTTGTAGTCTAGTTAAACCTAAATCAAGCCCTGTTGCTTCTAGTTGTTTAGTTAAATATTCAGCCTCACCATCTATTGGTAACTTCATAGCTTTCATTTCTCTAAGCAATTTAAGCTGCTCATCTGTAAGTTCTGCACCCTTTAATACAAGGATAGCATCTACAAACTGTTCTATATCATCTACATTGTTTGATGTAAGTGTATTATAAGCATCTATCAAGCTCTTAACTAACTCATAGTCACCTATATACGATTCATTGTTCCTGATTTCTATGTATGGTACTGCTCCAAAGAAGTGTGCTACTGGCTCTGAACTAGTAAACTCAATATGATTCATGTCGGTGCTATCACCTTTAAGCATATGTGTATCGGTTACGATAGTATATGTATAATGTGTGGCAGTTCCGTTTTCATCATATACTGGTATATAATACAGTCCGAATAACTTATTAGCCTCCAATGTATCATCTACGACTAATGTACCTTGCATTGGATTAACTGCTCTACTAACAACGTCTCCGGATTCGTTTAAATATGTTATCTCATTTGATAATCCCATTTGAGAAGCATACAATGCGTTCTTCATATCTTCTAAGCTAATAGTTTGCATCTTATATTTATCCACAATAGATTGTAACGTGTCTGCATCTTTATCCTCTGTTGCTTTATATGTTATTGGATTACCTAAAAAGTATCCAACGTTTATATCTGTTATGTACTTAGGAAAAGCATTAACTAATATGTTATTTGGTGCTGAACTAATCGTCCTTGTCTTATCGTCTATATCCATTGTACCCAAGTAATAGTTGTATTGAGTTAGCCAGTCTGCAGCCATTGATATATGTTGTGTTAATATACCGTTGAGTACACTTGCTGGTATCTTCCCCTCTTTTAACCCTGGCACTAATGTTGGATTTATACTTATCATTGCGTCACTCCCTTTTAAAACCCGAATTGGTTTCTATCTAATATTGTCACTTGCCCACGATCTATTGTCTCCCATATCCCTGAAAGAGTATCTGCATTATCATCATGCTTATTCTTTCCTTCTTTTTGATATGACAGCGTATCCTTATAGAAGTCTGCCCACCTATCAGCCCAATTACTAGGCATTATGATGTTGTTAACTACGCCTGTTGACGCACTCATTATTCTTGCTACTTTGTTATGTGATTGATGAAACCATTCAACATTAGATGTACGATTGCCCATTTGTTTAGTCAATCTATCTACATTCCTAGCGAACCCTCTACCACCGTTATTCGACTCTACTCTTGCTATATTAACCTTACAATCATATAAGGCTTTTGCTACCATTGGTTCAGTTAGTTCCATTTTATCCTTTGTATATATAATGTCTAACACATATGCTTGTTTCTCATATAACCCATATGTTATTGAACACAAATAGTCATCACCTGTATCAGCCGTATCTGTGTAATTATAAATACCTCTAAACTTAGGGTGTTCTGTGTATGTCTTAAACCCTGTATATAACCTACCTTTAATATCTATTGGTTCTTGTTGGTAATTGGCGAGTATTATATCCTTATTCATGTTCTGTGTTTTGAATTCAAATGCTTCTTTAGTTAACACGCTATCACATAACATGGTTCCGTCGTCCTGTTGTGCTTTATAATTGATATGTCTGTCAACATGATATGCTTCTAATATCTTTCCTGCTAGATCCTTTGTACTCCATCTAGTCATTATAATTATTATCTTATAATCACCTTCTAAGCGTGATAACATGGTGTTATTAAACCACTCCCAATGTTCTTCTAATAGCACCTCATTATATGCTTCTTCTGCTGACTTGATCATATCATCGATGATCAGTATATCAGCCCCGAATGATGTTGCTGTACCTGTTCTTGAGGTAGCTAAGTAACTCGTTTCTTCCATACCTTCCAGACTCCACATCTGAGCACTTGCCTCACCGTGTTTTATTTTCGTCTTTGGAAAGATGTCGTTATATACAATCCTCTTACTTGCTTTAATCTCTAGTATCTTGTTTCTTACTTGCTTAGCAAATCTACTAGACACTTTTTCATTATATGATGCTGTCATAACTCTTGTCCTTGGTTGTTTACCCAATACCCATTGACAAAAATTAGTCGCGGTGTATGACTTAGCATGTCTTGGTGGCATATTAACTACCATAATACGCTCAGTTGGACTTTCATAAAATTCTTGTAATTGATTACAGAAGTCTTTTACATATTCCTTCTCTTCGTTATAAAATTGGCTAGACATCAATTTAGCATACTCCCAGAAATGTCGACGTGCTAATACTTTACGAGCGTTATATTGAACCTCATTTGGTATCATTTGGTATTAACTTTCTAAGTTCTTCAGATGTTAAATCTTCATACTCTTTAAGCTCATCCACCTCAGATGTCTCTACTTCAGTTCTAACACTAAACTCTTTCTTACTCTTACGCTCTGCATACCATTTACTGTCAAGAACATTACCATCGTTTATCGAACCCACAATATTCTGTTTAGCTTTAATTCGTGGTTGATCTTTCAATAGTTCTTTTCTGGTCGAAAAATCTGGGTGTTCTTTAATGTAATTATATAATGTTTGTGGAACAATCCCTCCAAATAGACAACACTCTCTGTCCGTTAAACCTATTAGAAAACCCTCTTCTAGTTTTTGGACTGTTTCCGGTGTCATTTTAGTAGGACATCCTACTGGATTCCCTGTTGGCTTTGTTGGCATACCTATTCACCTTCTTCTACTTTGCCCTCATTCTTAATGTCTTCTTTAATTAACTCAAGTAATTTCTTACTAAATGTATTCTTATATTCTAGTGCTAAATAATGTACTAATTCAAAATCAATTAACTTCTTTCCTTCATACATCCCTATCATTGTGACACCTTTATTATCTAACTCTCTTTGCATTAAATGTAACATCAATCCTTTATCACCAAGAACAGTTTCTATTCTCTTAGCTTCTACATCATTTAATTCATTTACTTCTATATCAAATCTTCCTAATAATATTTGATATGCTTTCTCTAACATTTCCTGTGCGTTCATATACTCCTCCTATGTGTTAAATATATTTTAATCCTTTTAAATACTCCACTTCATTGTTATTAAGAAATGATGGCTTACCTTTAAGGAAAGACCTACCATCTTTAGTAAACGTTTTTAATGGTACTACTAACGTTACATTAGGGTTAGTATTTGTATTTCGTGGTTGCTTTATTGGTTTATATTCTGTCATATCTATAGGTTCATTTACAATATCTCTTATATCTCCTACTGGTTCTCCTAATATATCAGTAACCCATTTCTTTTCTAATGCTTTATCTTTAGATTTATATTTAAACACTGGTATCTTTGTATATATCTTCTTAATGGCTGCATCCCATTGCTTCTCTGTACCGTTCTCAAATAAATCAAAATCTAATATATAACCATTCTCACCATCTGTTATCTGCTCATAAGTAGCTGGATACGATGTAGTAAGACATGGTGTATTTACTTGTAATGCTTCTTTTGTGCAATATGGATCTCCTTCAGTATCTGACAAATGAATTAAGTAATGAGCATCCGCCATATAGTGTGATAAATCATAACTTACTGGCATTAAAATTATATTTTCTATGGTACTGATACGATTAATAGTTTCTTGATCGTGTCCTTTTCCATATATAAACCACAAATACTTTTTATTTCTCTTTTTTAACTCTTCTGCAAATCTTATGATTCTATCTAAACCCTTTTTAGGTGTTAACCTAGTAGCAGTGATTAGTCTTAATACCTTATCTACTTTAACATCGGGGTCTAACATATTATACATAACTTCACTATCTATATTATACATACCTTTAAACACATCAGATACATGTTGACTAACTGCAACGTGTTTTGTATTAGGTGTAAACTCATTATATCTAAATCCACACATATCATATACTTCTTGATAATTAGCATGTAACATTTGTATTGGCTTTTTCTTGGATTTAATCGTACGAGGGTAGAATCCCCAACTACTATTCCATATAAGTAAATCTGTTTCTAGGTCTTGCCCTTTATACATAATACATCGGGCATACTTATGTAATATTTGCAATCTATTTAAATCGCAACTTTTATATAGTACTGTGATGTTAAACTTCTTATACATATGTTTTACAAAGTTGGTTAATGAGGTAGTATTACCACCTATCTGAGGGATTGAATGTTCATATATAAGTAAATCTATATTTTTATCTACCTTTTCATAATGTTCGGGGTTCGTTAAGTTGCTCACTATATTTCCATTCATAATGTCTGTCATAATAGCCCCTTCATGCCCAAATTGATAATTATATAATGCTTTATCAGGTACGAACGCATATGTAGGCTTTAACGCCTCTAATCTTAAAGTCCAATCTCTATCTGCTACTGGTACGTTTTCCAATTCAAATAAGCTATTGTCTAATAGGAATTGACGCTTAACAACGTGCATAGCCTCTCCATTCCAATTATATTTAGATATATTTGGAGTTGTTTCCTCTGTAGGAACAAACCTATTTTTCTTCTCATATCTCTTATCTTCACCAAAGGTTGAGAAACCCACTATAATCATATCCTCACCATTATTGACTTTATCGATTTGTTCAACTGTGTCATACTCAAAGTAATCATCACTATTACAAAATATTATATAATCACCTATGGCTGCTCTGATACCTGTATTTCTAGCACCACCATTATGTTTATTTACGTCATGTCTTATATATTTAAACCCGTACTCTTTAGCTATCTGTGGTGTGTCTACTAAACTAGCATCATCCACACATATAACTTCATACGACTCTATTGTTTGGTTTTTTATATAATCTAAACATCTTCTAAAGTCTGATTCAGTAGCATTGTAACAAGGTATTACAAATGAATATTTATATTTGCTTTCCACCTAACCACTCCTTTAGATATGGTTTTCTCATTAATTTACATTTTTCGCCTTTTGGTATCTTCCATTCTCCATATAATGACGTTAATATATTTTCAGAGTTTGATGGTACTTTAAACTCCATATTATATAACATTACAGATTTAAACGGTAATATATCCTCAGCTTTACCTAAACAACCCCATTGACAAGTGCAGTAATTACCTTGTTGATCTATCCATGAAGTAAAGAAGTCTACATCTCTACCTCCTATACGAACGTGTGCTTGTCCGAACGGATTGATTATTGGTTGTTTTAATTCTTCTCCTAATATCTCTTTCCAGTAACCTTTTGTTTCATCTATATCTGTTGTAAAATAATTATACATTACTCCTTTATCTATTAGTAATCTATATATTACCTTCATTTCTGCTTCTACATCTTTAGCAGTATTAAACTTGCTCATATAACATATATCTATATCTGTATCGCTATCAATTAATCCTTGTTCTCTTACAACTCCAAGTAACGTTCCAAACTGTAAACATAGATCCCACATAGGTAATATTTTCTCTATCTCTTTTACCATTTCTAATTCTTTTATTTTAAAAGCTTCTGTTTGATTCCCATACATTATAAATCCTTCTCCCTTAACTCCGTAGACGATACGCCTTTAGTTCTAGGTAAATATATAACAGGTATTCCTAACCCTTCGCCGTTATAATTTTTTGGATTCCAGTCATCACCAACAAATATTACATTGGGATTCATTAACTTTATGTTTCTTTCTTTATTTAAAAGTACACTTTGAACAGTTATATAATCGATTTCTTTAATACTAGATAATCCTTTTATTCTTTCATATAAAGTAAACACTGGTTTGTGACCTTTTGTTTTTTCTATATATTCATCATCAGATACACATACAACTAATTCTTCACACTGCTCTTTTATTCTTTGAAACAATGTAATGTGCCCTATATGTACATATTCAAACGATCCAAATGATATTGCTCTTTTATACATAAAAAACACCTCGATATTATATTGATGTGTTAAAACATTAATTACTTCTCTTATATTAGTTGATATTGGGAATTGAACCCAATCCTTATCCATTTTTGTATGATTTGAATGATAAATGCTACGATTACACCATACCAACATTTAGTAACTTTGTCTTTCATTTATATTATACCTATACACACTATTTAATGTGAAAGAACTTAACAAAAGATGAACATTTGTTCGTTCCAATGGTTTATTTCCTTATTCTATACCGTTCTCCATCGATATTTTGGTTTACACTAATGTTTTGGTTTCAATGGTTTGAAAATTGAATGTTAGCGTTTTGGAGCAAAAACGTAACTTTGTAACTTTTTGTAACAAGAAATGTAACCACTTAACCCTTATAACATATACATCCACAGGCTTTTATCCTCGTGGTTACGTTTTTCAAGCAAAATCAGCAAACTTTCTCTCAAGAGATTATTTGTTAAACAACCATTAATGTTAATCTCTAGAAATACTTTTAATATTTACTCTCAAAAACGTAACCATAGGGTTATGAAACGATTATAGCCTTTAAAAATGGGATGTTTGTGGTTACGTTTTTGGTTACGTTTAGGTTACAAAGTTACGTTTTTGGAGGCGATTTGAGTGTAAAGCGAACAACTGTTCGGTTAGCATTTAGTTAATAATGGCTCTGGTTACGTTTTTGGGGATGAGAGTGTAAAGTGTGATTTAGCTGTTGAAAGGGGGGTAAAGTTATTTTGATGTATCATAATTAGTGTTAGTTTTGGAAAGTTATTTTGATATGGTGCAATTATTCACTTTCCTTATTATAGGGGATTACACCATTTACAATTAATCGCAAAACTTATCAAAATACTATTGACTTTTGAGATTAGTGGGTGTAGTATTAGATCATACAAGAGAGTATGCACTGGATGAGATCTAAAAACAGTTTCAGAAAGGGAGCGAGTAATATGAGTTATGTAGTGTTAACAGTGGTAGTAGGGATTGGTATGATAGCGTGGGATATATTGGTTGATATAGTAAGGGGAGACAACTAATGGATAAAGTTATATTGCTAAATAAGGATGGTAAAAGGTTTGAAAAAGAGTTTACTAGTCCATATAGAAGAGATTTGTTCGTGAATAAGGCTAAGAGAGGTAATAAAGTTAAAGTGTTAGGTATTATAAAAGGGATATATTAGATATGAGAGAGATTGAGAGCATGAGAACATATAAGGATATAAGAAGGGATGAGATTATGAAAGAATTAAAAGGAATAGTAACAATGTTGGTAGTTGTGGGGATCTTAGCTGTTATAGTAGGATGTAGTATATCTACAATTAAGAATCATGAGCAAGAGTGTATTGATAACGGTGGAGTTTATGTTACGGAGAGTAATCATAATGGGTATCACGAGTATTGTGAAATGGATGTAAGATAGTGAAAAAACTAGATGAGTTTATGGAAAAGGCGTGGCTTTATATATTTCCTGCATTGCTTGGATTATCAGTGTGTTTATTTGCAGAGATAGTAGGTCAATGTTTTGAAAAGTAAGAGTTATGTTTCACACCAAAGTATTACTTAATATATGGTAGGACAAAAAAGGAACACGATTTATATATGATACGAAAGATGATGAAAGGGAGTAGAGTATAATGGAAACAGACTTAATAATATCATTACTAAATGGAGATTATACAAACGAAGAAATAGCAAATAAGTATAACCTAGAGAAGTGTAGCATATGCGATCAATGGAATAGAGAAGTAGATTTAATGGTTACAGAGGGAATGGCAGACGGTGGAATAGGGCGAGTTTGTGAGAGTTGTAAGGGGGATATGTGATGACATTTAATCAAATACGAAGAAGAATAATATTTATAATAATCACATTTTTCATAATATCTATGCTAGCTACATACAATAACCGTAAATTAGCAGAGTATGAAGATCAAGCCGAACTTCTAGAACAATTACAACAAGAGCTAGATAATACACAAGCACATACAAGCACACTGTACGACATAATCGAACAAACAGAGTTAGTTGTTCCGATAGCGGAACAAAGTACCATAGAGAGCGTTAAAAGTGGGTTAAAGTTGAGATTAACGTCATACCATCCAAACGATAAGACAGGAAGTGGAACTTGTACAGGAAGTGGTAAGTGTATTGATGATTTTACAGTTAATAGTAAGGGTTGGTATTTGTATAAAGGTAAATTAGTTTTAGCAGGGGCAACCAATGAATGTTTAAGAGCTAATAATGGTAATGGTAAAGGTTGTAGTAAGTATAATGTTAGAAAAGATGATATAACGTACTTTAATTACTATGATGAAGTAGTCATCACTATTGATGGCGTGGATTATGACGGGATTATATTGGATAGTTGTGGTGAAAGTATGAAGAAATATATTATAGACTTGTTTGTAAAAGATAAGGCAAGTATAGTTGATATGAAAGTAGAGGTAGAATAGAGATGAAATTAGAAGTAGGAATGTTAGCAAGAAACGAACACGGAATTTTTTTTCAAATAGAAGAAGTGTTAGGAAAAAGTTATGTAGCAGGATTGTGCAATAGTGTTATTGATGTTTATGGACAAATGTTAATTACCAAAGCCTCACACAACATAATAGACTTAATAGAAGTAGGCGACTATGTGAATGGGTATAGAGTAGCATTAGTTGAAAATGGAATTATATACTGGGATAGTGAACATACAGGAGCGTTGTCTGTATTAGTTAGCATTGCTAAAGAAATTAAATCAATAGTAACCCACGAGCAGTTTGCCCAAAGTGAGTATAAGGTTGGTGGTGGAGAATGAAAGTAATTAAAGGATATAAAGGTTTCGATAAAGATTTGAAGTGTAAAGGTTTTCAATATGAAATAGGAAAGACTTACACTACTAAAGAAGAAATAGCGTTATGTAGTAGCGGATTTCATTTTTGCCAAGATTTCAAAGATGTAAATGATTTTTATAATTTTAACTTGGACAATACTAGATTTTGTGAAGTGAAGGCAACAGGTAAAACATTATCAGAAGAAGGTAAAACAGTAACTAATAAACTCGTGATAGGTAGAGAAATTGCAAGGCAAGAAATGTATGAAACTTTGAACGAAGGAAAAAATAATACTGGGTTCTTTAACACAGGAAATAGTAACACAGGAGATAGTAACACAGGAAATAGTAACACAGGAGATAGTAACACAGGAGATTGGAACACAGGAAATAGGAACACAGGAGATAGGAACACAGGAGATAGTAACACAGGAAATAGTAACACAGGATATAGTAACACAGGA